CTTGGGCATGTTCTTCTCATCGAGAATCGCAGCAGCTTCAAAGAAGGCGTCTACGATGTGCTGGGCGCTGTACTCGTTACCAGCACCAAGCTTGATGATAGAACCACCAGGCTCAGGACCAGGAGCAGCGGTGATGGGGTGAGCCTCACGGGCAGCCTTAGCGATGGTGCGGAAGATCTTCTTATCGTAGGCTTCAGCAAGAGCGTAGCCGATCTTCTTAGCAATCTCACCGCGCAGGTCGTAGTGGGCAAGAGTTTCGTCCAGGTCGTACACGAATGCGCTGGAGATCAGCAGGTCATCCATGATGATGGTCTTCTCAGCCACAGGCGGATCGCCAGAGCCAAGGATAGGAGTACCAGGGACGTGGTAATCAGCCGTCATACGGCCAGTGAAGATGAACTGTGCGCTCTTCGCATTGCGAAGGGTGCGGTTCTGCACAGTACCTTTAGCGATACAGGCAGACTCATACGCCTTGAAGAGTTCACCAGAGAACACCTTCAGGTAGGTGGCGTACTTATTGTTATAGTCATTACCGCCTTGAGTCAGGCCAAGACCAGGAGTCTTGTTAATGTTACCGACAGCGGTGTACTTAGCGTTCGGCGGGGTTTGCGAGCCGCCAGTTGCGAGAGCCATTGTTAGAAAAGAGAGAAAGTTAAATGAACTACTCTCAAGCTTGAGAAAATTTTTGCGCTATATTTATTTGGGGTGTCGTCTCTCCGACTGTCAATGGCTAGAGGGTGTCCACCGTAGCGGGCCTATAGCCAATAGGAACAGGGTCCGACACTGAGGTGCCCTGTTCCCCCTAGTCAGTTCACACAAACCGCAAGGGCTGGAAACTTCTTAGGATCTATTTTAATGTTTGCCTTGGCTAGTTCATCACAGGCACGAACAAGGGCGACTTGATTCGCTACCTCTGCTCTATTGGTGAGTGCTGTTGCCATCCTGGCACAGTCGGCTAGGACGGATGAACCAAAAGGGACAAGCACACCAGCTGATACCTGAGTAAGGTTCGTGCCAAGTGAGTTAGTCACCTGATCATTCCAACTATTAGCCTGACCGAAGCCAGACCCTAGATAGAACGTAGGGGTACGGCAATACACTCCAGGTGCAAAGCCATTATGGTTATCCCATTGGTTGTTGTATTGCTGGTTGAGGTTTACACCTCCTCCAGTCTGTTGGTTCACAACAGCAGTAGGGTTTGATTGGTTGTTGACGGAACTCTGACTAGCTGTTTGAGCAAAGGAGCCCGAAGGCCCCAATGCCACTAGGAGAGCCGCCAGAAGACGGCCCCTCATAATCAGTAGTTAAAGAACACACCAGTGGTGGTCGAGGACTCAGTACCCGTGTAGCTGTGCTGAGTATCATTCAGATAGGTAGCACCAGTTACAGCGTTGGTACCGTAGGTAGCAGTGGCAGTGTTAGTAGTAGCACCACCAGTACCAGAAGTCGTCAGAGCAGGACCAGCAGCAGTGCTCCAAGAGGCGGAGGCAGTAGTGCCAGTGCCTTCAGTAGCCGTACCAACAGTACGCTCTTCAGAAGCATACGAACCACTGATGGTCAGAGCACGAGAACCAGCCGTAATGGTGGTCGAAGACGTGCCTTGGAGTTCACCAATAGTACCAGCAATACAAGGAGCAGACAGGGCCACCACAGAAGCAGTGGCGATGAGAGCTTTCTTAAACATTGTTATAAGAGCTGTGTTATTACTATCCCTACCAACCACAGCATCGGTAGGGAAGCAGGTCACGCAACCTTCTCTACACCCTTAGGGCTCAATGCCTTGCAACTAGCAAGGTCACCAGCCTTAGCATGGGGTTCGGGATAGGCAGGAATGAAGAAGCGGTCCCCAGTAGCCTTTACGAGGTACTCAGGAACAACCGAAGATGCCTTCGGGTCAAAACCATTGTGAGCCATAGTTAGCCAATAGTAGGAGCTTTAAGTGCGATCGGCACGATGTTATTCGATGCCAGATCAAGTGGGAAGTTGTGAGCATTACGTTCGTGCATCACCTCAAAGCCAAGACCAGCTCGGTTGAGAATGTCTGCCCAGGTATTGATCACGTTACCCTTATTGTCGAGCAGTGATTGGTTGAAGTTAAACCCATTCAGGTTAAACGCCATGGTGCTCACTCCAAGTGCAGCAAACCAAATACCAACCACAGGCCAAGCAGCGAGGAAGAAGTGAAGAGAACGGCTGTTGTTAAAGGAAGCGTACTGGAAGATAAGGCGACCAAAGTAGCCGTGAGCAGCGACAATGTTATAAGTCTCTTCCTCTTGACCAAACTTGTAGCCGTAGTTCTGAGAGACCTCCTCAGTAGTTTCACGAATAAGCGAGGACGTAACCAACGAACCATGCATTGCACTGAATAGCGACCCACCAAACACCCCAGCGACACCCAACATATGGAACGGGTGCATGAGAATGTTATGTTCGGCTTGGAAGACAAGCATGTAGTTGAAGGTGCCCGATATACCGAGAGGCATACCATCGGAGAAGCTACCCTGACCAAACGGGTAGACAAGGAAAACCGCCGTGGCTGCGGCGACAGGAGCGGAGTATGCGACAAAGATCCAGGGCCTCATCCCTAATCGATAGCTAAGTTCCCACTCTCGTCCCATGTAAGCAGCGACGCCGAGAAGAAAGTGGAACACCGTGAGTTGGTACGGACCGCCGTTGTAGAGCCATTCGTCAAGTGAAGCAGCTTCCCAAATTGGGTAGAAATGTAGTCCGATTGCGTTGCTTGAGGGGACGACAGCTCCTGAGATGATGTTGTTTCCATAGAGCAAAGATCCAGCAACGGGTTCACGAATACCATCAATGTCCACCGGAGGTGCAGCAATGAAGGCGATAATAAAGCAGGTTGTAGCGGCAAGAAGAGTGGGGATCATGATCACCCCAAACCAGCCAACATAAAGACGGTTGTTAGTACTGGTTACCCAGTTACAAAAAAGGTCCCAGGGATTAGACTGAGACCTAGGAGCTGCAAGTGTAGCAGTCATTGAAGTAGTGTTAAGAAAGTCGTGTTACTTTGACCCTCCCAACTCCACTGGCAGTGAGACCGATAGCATCAGCCGCACCTTTACTGAGATCGATTCCCCTACCATGAATGTAGGGACCACGATCATTGACCCGAACAACGGCACATCTCTGGAAACAAACTCTAAGTCTGGTACCAAAGGGTAGTGTCTTGTGCGCTGCAGTAAGGCCGTATTGATTATATCGTTCGCCATTAGCTGTAAGACGACCGTGAAATCCAGGTCCGTACCAGCTAGTGAGAACTGACAATGTAGTTAGTACAGGTAGCATAATAAAAAAGCAAGGAACTTTTATATTGCTAACACCTACGTCCCGTCAACACACTCGCAGCATTGACGGAACTATCTATCAATAGACTCCGAAGAAGAGCTTGCCAGTGGCTACGTAAGAGATAACAGCAGCCACAAAGCCAAGCATAGCGAGGCGACCATTAAGGAGTTCGGCTCGCTCATTGTGAGTCACAGTGTAGTTAGGGTCCATATACATAACGGGCTCCTTAGCCCAGATGTTTTGACGGTTACGGTCTTCAGTAATTACAGTCATCAGAATTGAATATTGGAACGCTCAAGCTTGTCAAAGACATCTTGACGATAGGCAGGGTCAGACTCATAGCGAGGATCACTCATCGCTCGGACAACCTCTGCTTGAGAACGGAAGCCAGGATCTTGTGCAGCTGCTGCTTTACCTGTGAGCATCCGACCTTCATATCCCAGAGCATTTTCATACTCAGCGCGGAGACCAGCAACCGCAAGCTGAATAGCTTGAACGTTACCAGACTCCACCACGTTATCGAAGGCCTGGACATAATCGGGAGGGAGGTTTTCTCCTGCCCATTGGACAAGGCTTGCATAGGCTTGCTCTCCACCAACAGAGTTCTGAATGAAGTTCACTTCACGGTCAGTGAGGTCTACTGCCTGCTGTTCAAACTGCTGAGGGTTGTTGGCTTGGAGTTGCATGTAAGCCTGCACCAGCTCTTGGCTGGACAGCTCACCGAACTTAGCCAGGGTCTCAGGTGACAGCTCACCGTTGTTCTGGTAGTACTCAGCTGAAGCCTCTTGGATCAGAGAGGTGGCTGGGTTAGATTCAACTTCCTCTTCCTTCTCTTCTACCTGTTC